TCATGGCGGTATCTTTGACTTGTCAGCAAGTTAATTTGTAAGTAGAATTGGGGGTGGGGAAACTCACCCTCATTTCTTGGAGATTTCATTGTCAAAACTAGGTGAATTTGGCTCTAATAAAACTGCATATGCTGATGGCAATGGCGGTTTAATCATTGAAACCAAGGTAGATTTAAGTAACTTTATTGATGCTACTAAGAAAGCATATAACGATAATAGCGGTAGAACTGGATGGGGAGATAACCCACTAGACCCTAGAAATCATATTGCTTCAATACCTTCAGAAGTTATTGGTGACCTAAACAAAAAAGGCATCATGCGAGGCTACCATGTTATTGATATGCCGGCACTCAAAAGATGGCTGAATGACCCAGACAATATTGTGTTTAGAACTAGAGGTGGTCAGATTTAATGGCTACTATTGCTATATGTATCCCAGCTAGGGGACAGATGGAAGTAGGAACAGCATTTGATTTGGCTAGAATGGTCAATCATATTGCTAGAAATACAGAGCATGAAGTCAATCTTTATACCTCTATGGGTACTCTGATATTTGACCAAAGAAATAATATGGTGGAATCTGCCCTAGAAGAAGGTGCAGACTATGTTCTATTTATAGATGCCGATATGCGCTTCCCTAAAGACACCCTAGAGCGATTAATTGCTCATGGTAAGGGGATAATAGGGGTAAATGCTACAACTCGCTCAAGCCCTGTTAAAGCAACTGCAAAGACACTAGAAATAGATGAAGATGGAACTTGCAACTGGAAGCAAATATCTTCTAAGAATAAAACTGGAATACAACAGGCTGATGGAATAGGCTGCGGAGTCATGCTAATTAGCAAAGAGACTCTAAATGCTATCCCTAAACCTTGGTTCTTCTTTGAATTATTGCCTGAGAATAAGCTCTTAGGTGAGGATATTTACTTCTGTATCAAGGCAAAAGATGTAGGAATTGATACTTTTATAGACCATGATTTGTCTCAAGAGATAGGTCATGTCGGAAATTATACTTATGGATGGCATGACATCAATTAGAGGGAATTATGGCTTTTACAAATTACTCAGACCTTAAAACTACAGTAGCTAACTACTTAGGTAGGTCAGATTTGACAACTCAGATTCCTGACTTTATTCGATTAGCTGAGACTCGGATGGCTAGAGAACTAAGAACTAGAATGATGTTGAAGTCAGCAACTACTCCTATGGTGGCTGCTGATGCTAAAGTGGCATTACCTACAGATTTCTTAGAAGTAAGAGATTTATATATTCGAGGTAACCCAAGGATGCCTGTATCTTATCTGTCCCCTAGTGCCTTCACAAGAGATGCTAGGGCAGATGAGTCTGGCAAGCCATTTTATTACACAGTATTGGCTGCTGAGTTTCTATTTGCTCCTGTGCCTGATACTGCTTACACCTTAGAGATTCTTTACTATGGCAAGCCTACAGTCTTGTCAGATTCTAATACAAGCAATGTATTTCTAGCTAATTACTTTGATGCCTTGTTATATGGTGCATTAGCTGAAGCAGAACCATACCTAATCAATGATGCCAGAGTGCAGATGTGGATAAGTATGTATGACCGAGCAGTAAACAACATCAACGAATCAGACGAAGGCTCAGAGTATTCTGGAGTGCCTTTACAAATGAAAGTAACATCTAGATAAGGAAATATCATGGCTGAAATGTCAAACTACTTGGAAAATGCAGTAATTAATGCAGTTCTCCGCAATACAACTTATACAAGTCCAACTACAGTTTATGTAGGATTATTTACTTCTGACCCTACAGATGCTGGCTCTGGTACTGAAGTATCAGGCGGTTCTTATGCTAGAGTTGCTGTCACCTTTGGCGCACCTAGCAATGGTGTATCTGTAAACAGCGCAGCAGTAGAGTTTCCACAAGCTACAGATAGCTGGGGTACTGTAGCTTTTATTGGCATCCATGATGCTCTAACAACAGGTAACTTATTGTTCCATACAGCCTTGGATACTTCTAAAGCAATTGCTACAGGAGACATCTTTAAGATTGCTATTAGTAACTTGTCAGTCACCTTGGCATAATGCCATTAACTCTTGAGCAGTTAGACCAATTTGGAAGCCTAGATGATTTAGTTTATTCTCTAGACCTAGATTGGTATGATGACAGAGTTACAGGGAACTGGACACTAGAAGCCTTAGATGGCATAGGCTCAATAGACAGCCTTAACCTGTCTTTAGATAGCAACTTATGGAATGGCTCTGTAACTGTTTACTTTGTAAATCCTGCAAGTGTTACTTCTCAAGCCACAGTATCAGCTAGTGGATTTAGAGAAAGATTAGGTGTTGGTGCAGTAACAGCAAGTGCAACTGTATCAGCCAATTCTTCTAGAATTATGTTCTTTAGTGGCTCAATTACAGGCAATGGAACACTAGAAGCTAATACTTTTGCTGTTTATAGTGGTTCTGGCTCTATTACAGGCTCTACAAGCGTATCTTGCGACTCATTTAGGATAAGGACTGCTACAGGTTCTGTAAACTCAACAGCGACTGTTTTGGCAAGCGGATTCAGAATTTATAGTGGTGCAGGCTCAATATCAAGTACAGCTACTGTTACAGCTAATGGTGCTAGGGTATTAAGCGCATCAGGCTCTATTTCTGCTAGTGGAACTATTGTTGCTGATGCCATAAGGATTAGAACTTCTACAGGGTCAATCAATGGATTATCTACAGTTACAGCGCTTGGTGGTGTTGAATACTCAGGTAGCGCAGAGATTAGAAGCATTGCGACAGTATCAGTTGCAGCAAATGCAGTATTTAGCGCATCAGGCTCAATTAGCAACTCAACTACTGTCAGGTGTTTAGGCAATATATTTGGCGATAATTGGAGTCCAGATAGTATTGGTAATGAGACTTGGACACCAGAAACACCAGAAAGTCCTAACTGGACAGATGGCACAGCAGGTAATGAATCTTGGACAGATTTAACAGCAGGGTCAGAAACTTGGACTGCTACAACAAGTGGAAATGAACAATGGCAAATCAGCGCATAACCTTTGGAGAGTGGCTACCAGACCAACCATCAATTACTGGTGCATTGGTAAAGGCAGAAAATGTTTACTCTAGAGCTATTGGCTATGGTGGTATTCCTTCTGTTGTGGACTATACACAGGCAGCTTCAGAACCTTTAAACAATGTAGTAGCTGGTAAAAACCCTGATGGAAGTACCACTATATTTGCCGGAAGCCAGACTAATTTATATAAGCTAGATTCTACTGATATGTCATTAGATGATGTATCTGGTGCTACTTATGCAACACCTACAGACCAAAGATGGAGATTTACCCAGTTTGGTAACAGGGTTATAGCTGCAAATGGTGCAGATAAGCTACAAGGATGGTTATTAGGAACTTCTACAGCATGGGCTGATTTGGCTGCTGATGCACCTACTTCTAGATTTGTAACAGTAGTTAGGGACTTTGTGGTAACAGGTCATGTCAGCGCTTCATTGCCATTTAGAGTTAAGTGGTCTGCATTAAATGATGAGACTTCATGGGCTGACTCAGCTACAACTCAATCAGACTTCCAAGAAATTCCTGATGGTGGTTCGATTGTAGGGGTTACAGGTGGTGAATATGGCTTAATCCTAATGGATAGGTCAATTTATCGCATGACTTATGTTGGTAGCCCATTAGTATTCCAATTTGACAATATCTCTAGAAACCTAGGATGTTATGAAGCTAACTCAGTTATTCAGTATCAGGGCTTAACTTTCTTCTTAGCAGATGATGGTTTCTATGCTTGTGATGGACAGAATGTAGTATCTATTGGTGGTGAAAAGGTAGACAGATTCTTCTTCTCAGATGTAGATGAGGAGTATTTGTTCAATATGTCTGCTGCCATTGACCCTATTAAAAACCTAGTGATTTGGGCTTACCCACACAAAGGTCAGGGTGGCAATGTTAGCCGACTATTGATTTATAACTTCCAGACTAAGAAGTGGTCTAGTGGTGTTACAGATGTAGACAGAATAGCCTCATCTTCTAGCCCATCTACTACTTTAGAGGGCTTAGATGTTATTTCTAGCTCTATTGATGCTTTGGGAACTAGCTTTGATTCAAGGATTTGGCTAGGTGGAAAACTGCTATTTGCAGGTGTCCGAGGAAACAAAGTAGTTACATTTACAGGTGCAAATTCTACTGCTACAATCCAGACAGGAGAACTGTCGCTTGAAAATCGTAAAACTGCGATAACTATGGTACAGCCAATAGTTGATAATGGTTCATGCAATGTAGCTGTGTTCTCAAGGGATTTACTAAATACACAAGTAGTATTTGGCTCAACAACAGCAGCAGACTCAGAAAACAGGGTTTCACTAAGAAGTATGGGTAGATTCCACAGACTACAATTTAATCCTACAGGCGCTAACTGGGACACAGCCATTGGTGCTGATGTCGAAATTGTACCTATGGGTGGAAGATAATGTTTAGATTACTGCCACCATTTGGCTCAGACCAGCGAGGTGTTGCTGAAGTAGTCAATGGCATTATGAATGGCAAAACAAATAATACAGGTACTGTAACTTTAGCAACAGGCAATGCAACAACTACTACCATTAATGATGCTCGAATTGGTATAGATTCAGTTATTTTATTAGCTCCAAGTTCTGCTGCCGCTATTGCTGATACTGCACCTTATGGAGCTTTTCAAGACTCTACAGACCAAACAGCAGCAAGCACCACAGTTGCATATCCAATGACATTTAATACTACAGATTTTTCTAATGGTGTTTATTTGTCTAATAGTTCTAGGATGAATGTAAGAAATGCTGGCATCTACAATCTGCAATTTAGCGTACAGTTGCAAAATACAGATAATGCACAACATACTGTAGACATTTGGTTTAGAAAAAATGGTACTGATATTGCAGCATCAAATAGTATGTTTACTGTACCACCAAGAAAAAGCGCAAGTATTTATGGGCATATTATTGGAGCTATAAATTATTTTGTAGAACTTGTAGCGAATGATTATGTAGAAATTGTATGGCGCACAGAAAGTACAACAGTTTCATTAGAGCAACTGCCAACACAGACTAGCCCAACAAGACCAGCAACACCATCAGTTATAGCAACAATGCAGTATGTAGCTCCTAATTCAATGGACAATGTTTATATTAGTTCACAAACAAATGGAAGTGCAGTAATTACTCATTTTGCCAATAGTACGGCAAACAAAACTTACAAATATATAGTAGTCGGATAAAGGAAATATCATGGCAGAAACAGTAACCACCTCATCTATAGACCCTACTCTTAGACCCTATTTAACAGAGGGCTTGGACAGGGCTAGAAGTCTATTTTTGACAGGCGCACAGCCACAATTTTTTCAAGGGCAGACTTATGTTAGCCCATCTACTCAGACTACTGAAGCATTGGCTCAACAAGAAGCTCTAGCTCGCCAAACAAGTCCTGTTCTACAGCAAGCTCAACAGGCTTACACACAGTCATTGGGTGGTATTGGTGCAACTGCTGGTGGTTCATTCCTAGGTAGTAACCCTTATCAATCTCAGATGATGCAAGCTGCTACTAGACCACTAGAGCAACAATTCTCAAATCAGGTATTGCCACAGATTGCTAGTTTATATTCTAAGTCTGGTCGCTATGGTTCTGGTGCAATGCAAAATGCTTTAGGACAGGCTACAGAAGGTTATGGTCGTGCTTTAGGTGATGTAACTTCTAACATTGCAGGACAACAGTATCAGCAAGAGCGTGGATTGCAACAACAGGCTCAGTTAGGTTTGGCTGGATTAGCAGCAGCAGCTCCTTCTATATATAGTCAGCAGTTCATTCCTTCTCAGCAATTGGCACAAGTTGGTGCAGCTCAAGAAGCTATTGCAGCTCAACCATTACAAGAGCAAATGGCTAGATTCAACTTTGGTCAGCAGTTACCATACCAACAGTTATCTGGTTACTTATCTTCTGTATATGGTAGTCCTATGGGTTCTTATGGCACACAGTCACAGAATATGTCTGGTAATCCATTAATTAATACTGCTGCTGGTGCTGGTTTAGGCTATTTAGGTGGTCAGGCTCTAGGTTCATATTTCTCAGGCTCTCCATTTAGCTTAACATCTCCAAGTGGATATGGTATTGCTGGTGGTTTAGGTGGTGCAGCTTTAGGTGGATTATTATTTTAAAAATAGTTAATAAAAACTTTGTTTCACAATCTTGGAATCTAGTCAGTAGGTTTATTGGAGATGCTTTAAATTACTCTGATGACTACTCACTAGACCAAGTTAAAGTATTTTTAACTAATGGACAATGGCAGTTAATAGTTGCTTTAGATGATTTAGGAAAGATTAAAGGCTGTTGCACAGTATCTTTCTTAAACTATCCGAATGACAGGGTGGCTTTTATTACTACTATTGGTGGTAAGTTTATAAGCGACAAAGAGATTTACAAAGAGTTCACAGAGTTGTTAAAAACTCAGGGAGCTACTAAGGTTCAAGGCGCAGCAAGAGAATCAATTGCTAGACTTTGGAGAAGATTAGGATTTACTGAAAAGTATGTAATAGTGGAGAACAAACTATGAGTGGCGGTGGATTTATAGACAACATAGTAGATAGTGTAGTAGACCCTGTTAAGGATGCTGGCTCTTGGATTGACGATAAGGTCAATGAGGAAATCCCAATGGGGTGGATTGGTGTAGCTGCTTTAGCTGGCGGTGCTTATCTTGGTGCTGAAGCTATTGCTGCTGGAAATGCTGCGGAAGCTGCTGCTATTGCTGAAGGTGCAACTGCTGCCGAGGCTGCTGCTGCTGGTGCTAGTGCTGCTGCTAGTGCTGATGCAGCTTTTGTTGCTGCTGATGCTGCTAGTTTAGCCTCTCAGGGTCTTTCAGAAGCTCAAATTGCATCAACTTTAGGCTCTAGTGGTGTTGAGGGATTTGTTGCTGCTGATGCTGCTGGATTAGCTAGTCAAGGTTTAACAGAAGCTCAAATTTCTGGTGGACTTTCACAGTCAATGTCTGGTTCATCTGGCTTTGTAACATCCCCTACAGAGTTTGGAGTAATAGGTGACCAAGCAGGAGATTATCCAATGTCAGGGTCTTATGGTGACCCAATGGCTGAAGGTGTAAAGGGTGCTGTAGATGACTTACTTAAATACAATGCCGACTATGCAACGCCATCTCTTTTAACTCCTAAAAATGCTCTAGATGCTTTAAGATTAGGTAATCAATTATTTGGACAACAACCACAGCCTTATGGCGGTTTATACCAAGGTAGACAAAACCAAAGACAAGCAGGAATGGTGGATTATTCACCAACTTTATCTTTGTTAAACCAAAGAACATCAACTCCAAATGTATATTCATTATTAGGATAACAAAATGGCACTATTAGACACAAATCCACTAGCTCAATTATTTGGGCAAGAACAATATGGGCAGATGAAAAATGAAGCCCTAAATATGGGTGCTTTAAATGCTATTGCACAGCTATTGGCTTCATCTGGAGCGCAAGCTAGACCAGTTGGTACTGGTCAGGCTATTGGTCAGGCTTTGTTAGGTGGATATAGTGGCTATCAAGGCTCTATGGATAGAAGCCTAAATGATATGCTAAAGGCTACTCAAATATCTGAATTAGTCCGCAAGCAAAAAGAAACACAGCAGTTAAAACAATTATATGCAAGTGCAGCAACTCCTCAATATCAGACTGTGCCAGCTCCATTAACTGACTATGCAGGAGAAGATTACCCTGCTTATCAAGCTCCAACTCAAAAACTTACTGGATATACATACGACATTAATAAGATTGCACCAGTATTGGCTGGAATGGGAAGATTTGATGAGTTAGCCAATATTGATAAAGCATTGCCATTATTGGGCGGTGCAACAATGAAGATGTCTGATGTTCCTAGCCAAGTAAAAGAAGCAGTTAGTGTTTTAGGTATCAAAGATGAAGGTGGAAGATTAAAGACACCAGATAAGTTTTCTGATGAGGACAGAACAAGAGTCCAAACTTATATTACTCAGTCTGACCAAGCAAAAGCTCCTAAGATTAATACTGCTGACCCTACTGCTGTTGCTCAAGCTGCCTCTGGAAATGTCAAAGAATTCAATACTCAAGTAAAAGACTATAGAGAAGTTGCTAGACGATACAATGCTATGGTAGGTGCAGCAAAAGATAAAGAAAACCCAGCAACAGACTCTACACTAATCTATGGTCTAGCTAAGATTTATGACCCACAAGGTGCTGTGCAACAGGGTGATATTGCCACTATCAAAGGCAAGTCAAGTATTCCTCAATCTTTAATTGGTTTGGCGCAACAGATTGATAGGGGTGGTTCATTAACTCCTAGACAAAGAGATGACATTATGGCTACTGCTTATGGCATGGTTAATAGTTACTCTAAGAATGTTCAAGCTGATGTTGATACTTACAGGTCATTTGCTAAAGACTTTGGCGCTAATCCTAATCAAATTAAGAGTCCTTTTGAGAATATGGAAAAGCCTGATGAATTGCCTTTTACAATAGGTAATAAAAGAATAATTGGAAAAAAAGGTAAAGATGGTGCTTACTATGTTCAACAAGGTGATAAATTTTATAAAGTGAGTGATTAATGGCTACTCTTACACCAGTAGAAGGAAACCCATTTGAGGGTGTTGCAAAACCATCAACTCAAGTGATGACAAATGAAGATTTTGGCATAGCAAAGTTACCAGTACCAACATCTGAAACACCAGAGTATCTAGGAGCTAAAGTAAGCCTTCCTGAGAGTTTTAAGATGTTTATGGGTACTATGGCTACTACTGACCCTAGAGCTTTACAAGACATCATTTTAAGCTCTGTAGAAGGCTCTCAAGGCGGTGAGGATGAAAAGGGTAACCCTTATGTAGTTATTGGTGGAAAACCATTCTATACAAACAAACAAGGCTTATCTCCTGTTGATGCAGTCGGTTTTGTGGGCGATATTATTCAATTTATACCTGCTGCCAAACTTGCTAGTGTTGCTAAAAGTGCAGCTACTAGACTTGGTATTGCTGGAGTAACTAGTGGTGGAATATCTGCGGCAAAAGAAACTGCTGCTCAGATGTTAGGTTCTCAACAAGAATTTGACACTTTTAAAGTAGGTTTAGATACTGCTTTTGGTGCAGGTGGTCAAGTTGTTGGTGATGCTTTAACTGGATATATCAGAGCTAGAAAGCCAGTATTCAATTCAGCAGGTGAAGTTTCTGGTCAATTTAAAGACATATTAAAACAGTCAGGTATTAACTTTGATGAGTTTGGCGAAAAGGGCAAAGAAGCTATTGTTAATGCTTACAAGAACTTAGGTAGTAAATTTGCACAAGAAGCTGACAGAATTACATCTGTAGCTAGTGCAGCAGATACAGGAAGAATACCTTTAACTCTTGGTCAATCTACAGGTGATGTAAGGCAGATTGCTCAAGAAGAAGCCATGAGAAATGCTGGCAGAGGAAGTTTGGCACAAAAGATTATGCAAAGATTTGACATTGGTCAAAGAAAAGCTATTGAAGAAGAAGCTGGTGTAGTTTCTAGAGCTATTGCTCCAGATGCTAGGTCTGCTACACAAACAGAAGCTGGTGGCACTATCTATGAAATGCTTAGAGGTCAAAAGCAACAGATAAAGTCTGGCATGACTAAGGCTTATGATGCTACAGACCTAAGAGCTTTAAATATCCCAGTATCTGCTGTTGATGAAATGCCATTAAGAGTTCAGAAGGTCATTCAAGAGCAAAACTTGGTATTAGACCCTAAATTAACCCCATCTGCTGCGGAAGCATTTAATGAAGTTAAAAATGCTGTTCCTAAGATGGAAGGTGTAAATGTTACAGACATTAACCTAAAATCATTAGAAAACACTAGAAAGAAACTAAACTCTTTCTATGGTGCTGCTGCTAACGATACAGATAGAGCTGTTATTTCTGCAATCAGAAATGAGTTTGATAACTGGCTAGATGACACAATCACTAAAGGTTTGGCTTCTGGTGATGCCGACCAATTAGCTAAATTAAAAGATGCTAGGGCAATTGCAAGAGACTACTATAGTAAGTTCAAAGTAGACCCTAAATCTGCTGATGTTGATGCACAAAAAATTATTGATAAGATTGCATCTAAAGATTTAACTGCTGTAGAAACAATGAATTATCTATTTGGAACTTCAAAGATTGGTGAAAACCAAGTAGCTGTAAGAGTTGCTAAGAAGTTCAAGGACATCTTTGGTGAGAACTCAGAACAGTTTAATGAGTTTAGACAAGCTGCTTACATGAGATTAGTGCAAGATACTCAAGGTAATGTAAAACCAGCATCTAAGATTGTTAAAGAAGTAGACGAACTTATTATGGGCAAAGGCTCACAATTGGCTAATGAGATATTTACCCCAGAACAGGTAAAGTCCTTGAGAGAGTTTAGAACTGCTTTGGCTAAGACAATTACTCCATCAGAAGCTATGAATCCATCTAAGACTGGCTATGAGATTGCTAGACTTGGAGAAGATTTATTAAAAGGCTTTGGAGTTATGACTATGGCTGGTGGTGATGTTGCTACTGGTGCTGGTCTTACAGCAGCTACAGGTCTAGTTAAGCCATTAAGAGGTGCTGGCTCTGCTTATCAGGCTACAAGGGGTGTTACCGCACCAACTTTACAGGGTTCTTATGGTGCGCCTGTAGGAGTTTCTTCTGGCGGTGCAATATCCGATTTGTTAAGAGAAAGAGAATCCCAGCAGACACAAGGATTACTAGGAAGGTAATAGAAGCTCCTATGAGTCCAAAATATTCATAGGATAATCTGCCTAAAACAATTGAAATAGGCACAGTAAAGTAAGATAATTGCATAAAAGGAATTGTAAATCATGCCAAAGACAAAGATAAGCGAATTTGATGTAAACCCAGATAATAATACTGACATTAATAGTATTAATATTGCAGAAGGCTGTGCGCCTAGCGGTATTAATAATGCTATTCGACAGCTTATGTCTGACTTGAAAGACTTACAGGCTGGTACAAGTGGAGATACTATTCCTCTTACTGCTGGTGGTACAGGAGCTACAAGTGCTTCTACTGCTAGAACAGCCCTAGGTCTTGTTATCGGCACAGATGTCCAAGCCTTTGATGCTCAGTTAGCTGATGTAGCTGGACTTACTCCTACTGATAATGCTGTCATTATCGGCAATGGTACTAACTTTGTAGTTGAGTCAGGTGCAACTTTAAAGACTTCTTTAGGTCTGACAATCGGTACTGATGTACAGGCTTATGATGCTGACACAGCTAAGACTGATGTAGCTCAATCATTCACAGCAGGTCAAAGAGGTGAGATTACAGCTCTTACAGATGGGTCTACAATCACTCCAGACTTAGCAGATTCTAATAACTTCTCTGTAACTCTAGGCGGTAACAGAACTCTTGCTAATCCATCTAATATTGTGGCTGGTCAGTCAGGCTCATTCTTTATCAGTCAGGATGGCACAGGTTCTCGCACTCTTGCTTATGGTTCTTACTATGACTTTATCGGTGGCACAGCTCCAACACTATCAACTGCTGCCAATGCTGTAGACCGAATTGACTATATTGTCAGAAGCTCTACTTCTATTCATTGTGTATTTACTGCTAACTATTCATAAGGACTGATAATGTCAGTTATTGGCTCAAATATTATTGCAGGTGCTTCAGGTCAAGGTGGTGGCTAT